GACGGTGTTAAGTACCTCTATGGCCGTCCTGTTATCACAACCGAATTTAACCCGACACTGAACACCACGGGCGATATTGCGCTTGTTGACCCGCAACAGTATCTGTTGTGGGAAAAAGGCGGAGTACAAAGCGAGTCGTCAATTCATGTGTACTTTTTGAGTGATGAAACCGCCTTCCGTTTTGTTTATCGCGTTGACGGAAAATCCTCGGTTGCTAGTGCCTTGACCCCGTACAAGGGCAGCACCACAACCAGCCCGTTTGTTGTTTTGTCATCTGCTACTTAATAGGAGTTTACGATGAATGACATTAGATTAGGATTTGGTACGAATGTCGTACCGTTGAAAGCCCCCGTTGATTCGGCTGGCACGGCCTACGCGACTCCATTTGTAGACCTTAAGAACGCGCTTCATGCTACATTCTTTTGGTACGCTGGCGTTGTGACTGCGGCCTCCGCTGATCAAAACGTGATTATCACAATGGAAGCCGCAACCGCCGCCGCTTCCGGCGCGGAAGTTGCTATCGCCTTTAAATACCGCCTTAGCGGTGCGACTGGCGCGAATACCTGGGGCGCGGTTACGTCCGCGACCTCCGCAGGTGTATCGCTGGATACAACCACAGTCGATGGAAAAATGTTATTGATTGACGTTGACCCCGCCGCCCTTGAAGCCGCTCTAGCTGATGCGCGATTTGTGCGTATGGTAGTCGGCATTGACGCGGGTGGTACTGTCACCCTCAACGCCGCGTTTGCCGCGCTTGACCCCGCCTATTCACAGGCGACCCATTTGTCCGCAACCTAATAGTTTTATAGCGGGGAGGTATAACAGCCTCCCCGCTGGAAAGTGTTTACCTTGAAAAAACTTGCAATTGTTGGGAGCGGCTCAAATACAAGAGGCAATGCCCCATTTGACAATCCCAAATATGATATTTGGGTATTCAACGAAGCGGCAAACGCTGAATGGTGTAAAAGGTGGTCTGCGTGTTTCCAGATGCACGAGCCTGGAATATACAAAGGACATAACACCAAAGACTTGAAACATTGGGAATGGTTACAGCGGGAGCATGGAAAGCCCGTTTATATGCAAGAGGTTGACCCGCTAGTCCCCAATTCGGTACGTTATCCGCTGGAAGCCGCACAGGAATTAGCAGGGGTGCGGATGTTCCCAACAACGTTTGCATACATGGCCGCTCTGGCAATCATGCAGGGCTATGAAGAAATAAGAATTTTCGGCGTTGAACTTTCCGCAAGCGAGTATCAATATCAGGCTAACGGCTATCTGTTTTGGTTTGGATTTTTGCGCGGTAGATTGGGCGCGGATAAAGTGGATAGCGCAGTATTGCACCTTGATAAAAATATCTTCGATGTCCCGCTTTACGGTTATGAAGGCTCTTTCACTTTCGGCGGCGATTACTTTAGTGAACGTGTAACATTTTTAGATAATGAATGGATAGCCGCCGAAAGGAATTTGCAGAATGTCAAAAAGGCAATTGAACGCGCGATAGGAAAAGCAGAGTATGACAAGGCGCGTGATTTGACAATGCAATATCAGAGCGCGGCTATATCGTGCGGAGAACTGGCAGGAGCATTGTCCGAAGCCGAGCGGTATCAGAAGTTTAGCGAACGTTCCGTAGATCGCGGCGGTTTTGAATACTCAGCCGCGAAAGCACAACAGACGGGAGAGGAAAGAAAGCCGCTTGTTTGGCACTACGGCGGAATGATTGAATATGTTTGGAATGTCTGGAAGCAGACAAATAACACGGAGGCAGAAAAACAAATGCGCGAATTGATAACCAAGATGGGCGCAACTGCCTACGATTTAGGCGCGTTATTAGGCGCGTATAAAGAAAATTTAGCCTACCTCCAAAAGTATGACCAAATGGTACAGGCTAACGGAGGATAAAAGCGGCATGACAAATACCTATGCAACTCTGGCAGATTATAAAAATTATGTCACTGCTCGCGGGCAAACTCCCACTACCGACACAACAGATGATGGCGTTATTAACTCCCTGCTCGAATCCGCCTCCCGTTTTATTGACACCCAAACACAAAGACAATTCTACCCAAGTTACGAAGCCCATTTGTTTGACGTGCCTTCCGAGCGTGAAATTATATTAGACGGCGACCTTCTGGAATTAATCACACTGACCAATGGCGATACAACTGTTATTACCTCCGCCGATTACACTCTGCGGGGCAATCGCCCGCCCTATTGGTATCTTGCTCCTAAAGATACATCTTCATTATTCTGGACATACAGCACAGCGGGCAGCCGTGAGCAGGTGATTAGTGTTTATGGAGTTTGGGGATACCATGAGCGATATATGCAGCGGGCATGGTTGCAGGTCGGAACACTCAGCGCAGCGATTACAGACACCACAACTCTGGCGTTTACCGCAACCACTGGACATAGCATTACAGCGGGTAATGTCCTAAAGATCGACACGGAGTTATTAAACGTTGCATCCGCTGGCGCGAATACCATCACCCCGATTGTGAGAGGTGATAATGGAAGCACAGCCGCAACCCATTTAATCAATGCCCCAATTTACGCATGGCAACCAATGGAAGGCGCGAAACAATCCTGTCTGGATATTACGAACTCTGCGTATCACAGGCGTTTTGGAAAGTCCACAGGCGAAAGCGCGACCATTACGGGCGCGGGTGTGGTGCTTACCCCTCAGGATATACCCGCAACAGCCAGATTATTTATTGCCACTTTCACGAGGCGGGTATGGCTGTAACTTGTAATGTTAATTCCGTTGCCTCTGCAATCGCCGGGCTGACTATATCAGGCGTGACCATTAAGGATATTACGTCAATCCCTGACAGTGCATCTCTATTATGCCCCGTCCTGATACCACAGCCAAATGATTACATGAGCAATACTAGCATGACATTTGAGACGTTCGGCAGCATGGGAGCGGCAAAGATGAACATGGAGTATGACCTCAATTATGTTTATCTGCATTGCGAGGCTGGAAGCGGAGTAAATGCCTTTGCCCCGTATTCGTCCCTAATGACTAAACTTGCGGCTATTCTGGTTGTGATATTTAGCAATGATGTTCTAAGCGGCTTGGTAGATATGAAATTAAATTCAGTCGGCAATGTGGGAGTGATAACAGACCCCGCAGGAAATGAATACTGGGGCGTTTTGTTTTCGCTTCATGTTTTGGAGTATGCACAATGAAAATTGAATTTATAAAAGATTACATAGGACGCGAAACCACAATGACGCAGTTTTACGAAGGCGAAACGGTGGACATGGCTTTTCCGCAAGCGTCCGCATTAATAAAAATTGGCGTTGCGGTTGAAGTTGTGGAGGTTGTGGAAGAAACAGAACAGCCAAAGCTAAAACACAAACGAGGCAATCATGACAAGAACTCACAATAAACACACCCGTGCATATATGAATGGCGTTGACGTATCAGGTTATACTCGCTCAGTCGGCTCTTTAGATTGGATGTTTGACGCAGAACCAGACGCAGCGGTCACCGATGAGTGTAAGAATATTTTAGTCGGCAAGGGCGACATCCAAGCGGGCGGTTATTCCGCATTTTTAGATAATGACGCGGCGGGTTTATTTACACTTGCAAGCGCGGGAACACAGACAATAAACTACATGGTTGCAATCGGATCAAATGCCGCTCCCGTTGCGGGCGATTCTGTTTTTGCGTGGAAGTTTGAACAGTCATCCTATAGTGTAGAAGCGGGATCGGGTTTTGTTGCTGTTACTGTCCCATTTGGCGGCGTGTCCTATGCCTCAACTCTGACATACAAAAGACCCTGGGGCGTGTTACTTGCGCCAATGGCAGCGCGTACCGCTGCGAATACAGCCATTGGTATTGATGATATTGGTGCGGCCTCTGCATTGGGCGGGATATTTGTATATCATGCTCAGACATCAAACGGAACTTTTACCCTGACCGCACAGGATGCAACCACAAACGCGGACGGATCGTTTGCCGCGATTACGGGGGCGACTAGCGGAAGCATTGATGCAAGCGTTACGCCTAAAAGCGGGATGATCGCATTAAGCACAACCGCAACAGTCCGCCGCTATTTACGTTTTCAACTGGCATTGGGAACGGCGACAACGGTTACATTCGCCAGTGCCTTTATTCGCAACAATTTACTATAACAGGAGATAATAATGACCGCTAATGTTGGACGAACTCACAGTAAGCACATCACAGTAAAGTTGGATAATTCCAGCGGCACACTGACTGACATCACCCCCTATGTAAACAGCGTAGGGACAATCGGGTTACAGTTTGAGTCTCAGGATGTCACTGCCTACTCAGACGGCGCAAAGAATATTGTTATTGGACAGCCGACCGCATCATTACAGATCGGCGGACCAATCGACACAGTGGTACACGCGCAGATGATAGCGATTAACGGCGCAGTTGTCCCGTTATCTCTGGATATTCAAATCGGTATCCGTCACGCTTGGGAAGCGGGAGAACCTCAATTCGGTATTACCTCATCCGCAACCAGTGGCTATCTCTGTCACTCGTACACGGTTGACCCCAATGCAAACACGTGGAGCGCGACGCTGGATGTGTTCGGCCCAACCGCCCCCGCCTGGGGAACAGCCGCAGAAGTTTAATGTAGTGCCGAAAGGCAGAAAGTAGTAATACATGTCAAAGACAATTCAGATAACTGGAAAATGGGCGGGGTCGGTAACATTTGCCGACCCGCTTAATATTCCACAGGCGCAATTAATAGAGGCAGGAATGAAAATGCCAGAAGGCGGCGAGAATGGCCGCATCTGGTTATCCGTGATAGACGCGGAAAAAATTCCCGCCATTATCGGATGCGCCGAAAAAATAGAACTTTCAAATTTTCCAGAAGCGGTAACATTTGAAACATTCCCCGCCTCCCCGCGCAAAGAGAGCCACGACCTTATTGATAAACTTTTTGCCGAACTGCTTACCGTATATTTTGGCGCGGCAAAAATCCCAAACGAGTAAAGGCCGACGCATATTTATACGCCCGCGAAGGCCGATACTCGCCAGAAATCGACACGCTCAATAAAATTGACCGATTTGGGATTGAAGCTATATTAGGCAGACGGCAATTTTATTTCGGAGAACTCCGCAGAATGATACTCGCTGAAAACATAACCATTGCATATAGAAGCCGCGCCCAGTCTAGCAACTGGGCAGAATGGGTTAACTCTAATCCCGTCATGGCTGATATGCTGGCGGAGGCTGAAAGATTATGTCAGTAACCGAACCAATTCAAATTCCCATTGAAGGCGACCCAACCGACTTTATAGCCGACGCCGCAAAGGTCAATAAAGAACTTGACAAAATGGCGGGTAATACGTCAAAGGCGGGCGGAGCTAATACAGATTTTGCCAAATCCGCAAAAGCCGCGTCAATATCTATAACCGACCTCCGCTCCGCTTATATGATAGCAGCGGACGCGGCGCGGGTTGCGGGGCAGGTATGGCAGGCGACGGGGCAGGAATTTGTAAACTACGCCGAACAGGTGAAAAATCTTTCCCGTAATATTGGCGTGTCGGCGGAGGAAACCAGCCGATTAATTCAGGTCGCTGATGATGTGCGTATCAGCTATGAGTCTTTGGGCGTGGCAATGAAAACAGCACAGAAACAAGGCGTTGATGTTTCCATTGAAGGGATCGCAAAGCTTGCGGAAAAATATAACAGCCTTAAGCCTGGAATTGAACGCACGCAATTTTTGTTAAAGACATTCGGCAAGTCTGGATTGGAAATGGGGAAGCTGCTGGAAAAGGGTGGCGCGGGAATCCGTGAAATGACGGCGGCAGTTGATGAAAGTTTGGTAATGACCAACAAGGGCATTAAGGCGAGTGACGATTACCAAAAGTCACTTGACAATCTTAATGATAGCGTGGCAGCCGCCTCCCTGTCTCTTGGAAAAGTATTTGTTCCTGTTGGTGATACCGTCCTTAGAATGATAACCGTCAACATCGAAGGCGTGAAAGAATTTATTGACGTTCTGACGGGCGGGCAATCTCTCAAACAGGCTCTGACAGATATTGGAAATGTGATTGCAGATAATCCCATTACTCTATTTGGGTACACATTGGGAAGTGCAACGGCAGAGACCGAAGATTTAACGCAGGCAACAAACGACAACACAGACGCGGCCAGCGAAAACGCGGGAGCGATAGACGAACAAAAAGCGGCAGTGGATCAGGCCACAAAAAACCTTGAAGCTTATAAATCCATGCTGAATGAAGTGTCACAGGCGAATCAAGACGCGGCAGATTTATCCCAGAAAATCGCAGATGACCAGCGCAAATATGAGGATGAACACGCGCAAGCAATCCGAGACAGAGGCGCGGCGGAAGTAGACTTGATGAACGCCAAGCGCGGAGGCGATGAAGAAAAAATAGCCGAAGCGACAGACGCGCTGAAAGAACAACAGAAAGCGGTGCAGGAACTCGAAGCGCAATACATGGAGAGCAGCCAAAAGATTATTTATGACTTGGTACTCCAAAAACTCGCAGTAGATGGCTTGACAGATGCAGAGTTAAAAGCCGCTGATGAACTAGCGGTAAAAATGGGAATAAAAACACAGGCGGATATTGACCAAGCAGCCGCCTTACGCGAACAGGCTACCGCTATTTTTGACGGTATCCAGGCGCAGGAGGATGTTGCACGCCAGAACCAAGACAATGCCGAAAAACTAAAACAGTTGGAAGATGAAAAACAAGCGGCGATAGATGGCACGACTACAACCATGATAGACGGCGCGAATACAGCCGCGCAGGCTACGGGAGTCTTGATAGATGAAACTGACAGGTTGATTGCACGACAGGGAACACTGGCGCAGAGTGCGAGAAACTCAGCCGCAGCATTTGCCGCTATCAAATACCCCAACCAGTCCACAGGCAAGCCGTACAAAGCGGGAAGCGGAATGACGGGAGGCAAGCCCCCCGATGAGCGTGACACTGGCGGCGCGGGGATTGCGGGAACTCCCTACATGATAGGCACGGGAGCGCAGCCCGAAGTATTTATTCCGTCAACTAATGGGACGTTTATCCCAAACGCCGACAAGAAAATGGGCGGCACGACCTACAATATCAATATCACCAACCCGAAACGGGAAGCGACAGAGGATAGTATTAATAAGGTGATGAGGAAATTAAGTTATATAGGAGTTGCGGCATAATGACAACCTACTCATTCGGCGGTACTGCCTTAACTTCTTTTGGTAAGGTTACACTTATAAATGACAATCTGGATATGCCCGCAAGCAGAGGCAATAATCAGATCATCCCCTTTAGACATGGGACGGTATTTGCGCGGAAGTATTTCGAGGAACGTTCTATGTCTTTTGGAATAGCGATTACAGCCGCAACAGCTACCGCGCTCGAAACCACATTTGACACCATGCGAAAATTATTTGCTGTGCGGACTGAACAAACATTATCCATGACAATGGAGGACGCAACAATCCGCACCGTATCCGCAAGCGTGGACAAGTCAATACAGGTGACGCGGGTTACAAATACATTCGCCCGCGTAATTGTAGACTTTACCTTGTGCCGTCCCTACTGGAGACTCAGTACGGCGATTGCAGATAACACAACTACGATAAACGCCAATCCAAAGGCAATGATAGTTACCAATCCCGGCACGATGGAAGAACGAGACGCGACTATAATACTCACTGGCCCGCTATCCAATACGGTAATTACAAACAGTACGCAGGGAGTATCATTGACTTATACAGGCGCGATTGCATCCCCGCGTATTGTTACCATATCTACAAATAGTTATGGTGAGTATGTTGCAACTACCGATTTAGGTGTTAATGTGATTGGTAATATTACCCATTCAGGAAGCGCGGCATTGATGACATTTGCCCCTGGCAACAATACAATGAGCATCGCCGATAGTACCGCCACAACGGGAACGGTAAAAGTAACATTCAACGCCCCGTTTATCTAAGGAATTTATGACAACTCCAGACCCAAATAATGACACAATCGAAATTGTTTTAGCGGATACCGACCTTACAAGCGTTTTGAGTATTGTCCCTGCTATTACTCCGCGCTTATATCTGGAACTAAACGAGCCTGGAAGCGGATCACTACAGGTATTATCTACAACTCCAACAGCCTCACTCATGGAGTCGGGGCAGTTTGCCCGCTCATCATATCGCGGCGCGTTACGTGGTGGATTTTTTGTAGAGAATATAAACGAGTCCATAGCAAACGCCAGCGAGGGCGGAGACCTATATAAATCCGTGTCGGGGCGTGGCGCATTAGCTTTATTGGATGATGCTATTGTGTGGGACGATGGCACAACCTCCACAAGCAGGGAGTTTTCAGGATTTACAAAAGCATCCATGCTATTAACTCTGATAGATGAGGCACAAACACGGGGCGGGCTTATCCCTCTAATTACAGACTTTTCCGCAACTCTGGACAGTAATGGGATTGCGTGGACTGACAGCGAAACATTATCCTTTCAGGTTGGACGGTCTTTGTTGGACGTTGTAAGAGATATATCAAATCTAGGAATTGATTTTAATATCACAGTCAATACGGATGGAACTTTTACACTCTCCGCCTATAAAAACGGATACGGAAGCGACAAGTCAAGCACGGTGTATTTTAGGCTTGGAGTAAATTGTATTGAAGTGGGAAGCACAGAGGTCGGGAATGAAATAAAAAATGCTCTCCGCATTAAATACGATGGCGGGTATTCTTTTGTTTCTGATAGCACATCTATCACCAACCGCCGCCGCCGCGAAGAAATGGTAGACGCTGTAAACGCTACAACCTCTACCAGTGCCAGAACATACGGCGCGGCGAAACTTGGATTTTCCAAAGATCCCAAAACAGAAATAACACTCAAGGTTTATGACGGTGCGGGCAGTCGTGTTTTTTTGGATTACGACTTAGGGGATACCATATCATTTGATAAAAGCGGGACGGTTACAGAATACCGCATCCGAAGCATACAACTATCGTTTGACAATGATGAAAAAGCCTCGGTTGTTGTGGGCATGAACTCATCAATTTTTGAAAATGAACTCCGCAACAGTAGAAATATAAAAGACCTTTTTGATCGCTGGCGTTCGGCGCATGATGCAGATAAATTAGAGGTTGCATATTGGGCAGCCATAGGCGATGTGCTTAATGTTATCGTGCGGGCAATGGCAATATCAGACACGGGGATTTTGTATATTGGCGGGGACTTTGACAGCGTAGCAGGAGTATCAGCGTCAAACATAGCGGCATACAATACCGCAACTGGCGTATGGTCTGCACTAGGAACAGGCGCAAATGATATTTGTAAGTCAATTGTTTGTGATGGGGATGATATATATTTCAGCGGAAATTTCACATCTATTGATGGTGTATCCGCTTCACTGGTGGCGAAACTGACAGAGAGTACAGGCGTATTTACTGCGCTTGGTGCAGGACTAACTACTGGAGGCGCAGCATTAGTAATAGATGCGGGTACTTTATGGGCGGCTCAGTATGCTAAGGTCTCAAAGTGGGACGGGGCAAGCTGGACAAATTACGAACCGCCCTTTTTAGCGTTTACAAACGGCATAGAAGATATAACTTCTTTAGCCATTGATTCGGGGAACGGCGTTTTATATGTTGGAGGTCAAGCCCCGATTGATGCAGGCTTTGGAATATACGGAAGCGACCTGTATAAATATAATATTGCGGGGAATACGTGGACAAAAATCACCACTACTCTAAACGCTAGTTTTTTTGTATTCGCTCTTACAGTCCTTGACGAATATTTATACGTTGGTGGAGGATTTACAAGCAGGAACGGAGTAGCAAATACAAACGGCATGGCTAGAGTGGATTTGTCAACTCTTATATATTCCTCTGTTGGCGGCGGTCTGCCTGCTGGCAATGTGTACGCTCTGCGCGTTATTGGCGCGGATTTGATTATAGGCGGATCGTTTACAACCATTGGGACAGATGCGGTATCTGCCAATAAAATAGCTCGCTGGGATGGCGCGTCTTTTACTGCGCTGGGTACAGGCGTAGATAATTATGTTGCAGCAATAACCCACGACTCCAATAGTTTACTAGGCACAATTTACGCTGGAGGCGTGTTCTTAAACTCAGGCGACAAGCCGCTTATCAGATTAGGCGCGTACATTACAGATTTTCAGGCACTAATAGACCACCTTGAAAATTCGAGTAACTCTAATTTTGACATGGCAGCGGCTATACATGGCGCGGCGGAGTCTGCAATATCAGACGCGGATGAAGTGCCATTCTGGGAGGACGTGTCAAACGCACTTGCTAAAATAACATGGGCAAATATAAAAGCTACTCTAAAAATATACTTTGATATTTTATATGTATCCATTACCCAAACAGCGGGACGGGTTTTAATTTCAAATAGCTCAGGCAGCGTTACTACTGACGCGGGTATCAGGTACGATAATACAAGCGGCGAATTTTTTGTAGGCGATTCTGTTCCGACAGGCGTAACAACAAAATCACTAAACGTTGGAAAAGATGGGGCAAGCGCGGGGGTACAGGTCTGGACTTGGGGCAGTACGTTTTCATCGTTCATCTCTGGTTTTTTCGGGAGAGGTACAAAGGCGTCACCAACGGCAGCGCAGGCGGATGACATTGCTTTACGTTTGCGCGGAAGATTTCACGACGGCTCAAACTACGGCGGAGCAAATACTGACATACGCTTTGTGGCCTCCGAAATACAAACAGCAACCGCGCACGGTGGAAAAGTTGAGATTTACACCACACCAAACGGGACTACAACCCTCACGAATGCTTTTACTGTCCACCATAACGGCGGTATATCATCCGTACCTTATACAGACACGAAAGACCCGACAGGATTTTTAGACCCGACCAATATCAATGTGTCTTACAGCACGACCAACCGCACTATTACATTAACAGCGGTATCAGGAACAATACAATATTACTGGCGCGGGGTGAAATATGACCTCGGCGCAACATGGATATCCTCGGCACACACAAATGCGGATGGGAGTTATTATCTCGCCTCATCTGATGGGACTACCTTTATATGGTCAACAACGATTTGGACGTTTGATATGATAATGGTATCTAAGGCGATTGTATCGACCACGCCCGCGTATAAATTTGCGATCAAAGAAACTCACGGTCTTATGCCATGGGAAGTCC